TAACGGTTACGCCTTTGCGTTTGTTGGCGATTTAACAGACGAAATTTAATTAGAAATACAAAACTAAAAAATATGGAAAATGATAATTTGAAAACGCAAACCGCCAATAACGACAAAGGCGATGTTAGTAGCAGTTTACCTAAACCATGCGAACACAAATTCGCTTTTCGTGGGTTGCATGTAGAAGGAAAAGAAACTTACAGCACTTGTGTATCAATGAAAACGCTATATGAAATTTACTTTTGCGAAAAGTGTTTAGAAACGAAAAGGAAATTTATTGATAGTGGATACTACATGAAAGTGCCAGCGGGGGCAAGCACAAAAGGTTATGGGTTTAGGTAAATTGCTACTAACGGTTGCGGGTTAATGTCAGTAATTTTTTTACCAAAAATAAAAACAGAAAAAGAAAAAAATTATTGCATTTAACCCGATGTTATAGGCAGTGGGGATTATCAGCAGAAACTTAAATACGAAGCACAAAAAAAATAATAAAAACTTTTAAGGGAGGCTTTTTTATGAATAACATTCTACCAGTAATTACACTTTATCAACCTTGGGCAACTTGGATAATGAGAGGTTGGAAAACCATTGAAACAAGAACACATAACCGTTTCGCCTGCCTTGAAAACAAAAAGGTATTGATACACGCAGGGCAAAGAACGGATGCAGAAGCAATAAAAAATCCATACTTGACTAAAGAACAACTAATGCACGAACCTGACGAAATGATTAACGGTTTCATATTAGGAAGTGCTTATGTAAATGATTTCAGATTGCTTAATTCAAATGCAGCACAAAGAGCATTGATTGAGTGCGAAACAAAAAGGTATGGTTTATTCCTTGAAAAAATTGACAGGTGGGAAATTCCGATACCCGAAAAAGGAGAAATGGGAATTTGGTATTACGATATGGATAGTATGATGAAAGTGAAAAAATCACAGATACAAACGATTGAAAAGCAGAATGATTTATTTACCATTTAAAATTTTGAAAAAATTTACAGAGCGTGGGGAAAAGTTTTTATTATTTTTTTTCGTCCGATTACCGATGAACTTAAATACGAAGCGACACACCCCCATTGCCTATAACGTGTATATTTAAAAAGCAATACTGAAAATCAAATGGATACAGAAATAGAAAAAATACATCAGGGCTACATTAATGAGTTGGTAAGGAGAAAATATGCGAGCTCTACTATTACAGCATATTCTTCGAACTTCAATAAATTCCTGTACCATTTCAAGGCGGATTTTGAAAACATAACCAAGCAGCAAATCTTAGATTGGTTATTGTACCTTGTTGAGAAAGACAAAATTTCGTCAGCATACCAAAACCATTTGATAAATTCCATCAAATTCTATTATGAACAAATTTTAGGCAGGGCAAAAGAAATTTATGACATCAAACGCCCGAGAAAAGAATTTAAGATTCCGGACTTGCTTACAGACGAAGAGTTGCAAAGATTATTTAATGCTTGCACAAATATTAAACACAAGGTTGCTTTATCTCTGTTATACGGTTGCGGATTAAGGCGCTCGGAGGTCATACATTTAAAATTAGATTGCATCACAGAAACATATTTAAGAATCGTACAATCAAAAGGCAAGAAAGACCGGTACGTACCATTGCCAGAAAATGTAGCGAACCTTATAAAACAATATCGCGAAAAATATAATCCAAAAGTATATTTATTTAACGGCCAAAACGGAATATTGCAGTACTCGGCAGAAAGCATGGCGCAATTCTTAAATAAGTATGCCACAGAAGCAGGAATCACAAAGAACGTTCACTCGCACCTGCTCAGACACAATTTTATCACAGAGCATTGCGAAGACGGAACCAACTCTATGGAGCTCATGGAAATCGTTGGTCATAGTTCACCTAAAACATTAAAAAGATATTACCATTTTCGCAGACCAGAAAAACTTCATTTAAAATCTCCTATCAATAAAATTAATTTGTAACTTTAAAAACTCAAAACAAAACACAATGAACAAACAATTTACAATCACAAAACAAGAGGCAGACGAATTAATCGCAGCCCAAAACAACAAACAATCCGTTCTTGAAATCTGGACTCGGATTTGCACTGCAAACGGCATTAATCTAAGCAAAGGGATAAAACACCTTGGCGGATATCAATATGACGGCACAGCATTCGAAGCCGCTCCGCCTGTTCCGCCCATCCCGCCCGCACCCATGCAAGCGGACGACGTGGAATACTCTATTAATTTCCTGCCCGAAAAATCAAACTTTGCGGTCACGGAACGAGACATTGAAACAGAAATGGCGGGTATAATGTCGCAGACTAACGACATCGCGCAGAAAGTCCTGTCCATGGTTACGATAACAAACATGGACAATAATACAGCAGCGAGAGCCGTAGGCGCCAAAGCAAAAAAGTTCCTTAATCAACTCGAAGACATTCGTAAGCAAAAAAGCCAGCCACACCTTGATGCTCAACGCAATTACATGGAGATATTTAAAAAAATAGCCAACCCTGTTCAGACAGCATTGCGCCAGCTGGGTGACGCTGTAAATGCTTTTGAATCGCAGGTACAAAAGCAGCAAGAGGAGGCAAAGCTAAAGGCAGCGCAGGAATTAAACTTGCAAAAGGCGGAACAAGAAAAGGTGCTGGAATTAAATAACGCAATTAAAAACCAAATTGATGATATTATTATTGATTTTACAGACACAATTAACGGTTGCAAAACTAAGGCCAAGTTAAAAAAGGAAATCGAAAACATTGAATCCTGGAAGCCCATAGAATCTGATTACGGCAGTTTGTTTGATTACCTTAAGAAACAAATTGAAGGTGTTTTATACGCTGCAAAAAGAAAACTGGAAAACCAAAAAGAAGAAATAAGTGCCGCGCCAGAAAGCAAGTTTACAGAAGAAACCTGGAAGCAGGATTGTATAGAATTTTACAAAATCTTAGGTATTAAAGAAGCCGACATAGAGGCAACCTTAGAAACCGCCTTGCAGCTTTATGGTTCTTATGAAATGGTGTTTGGCAAGCGGAATGAAATACGAGATAAATTTAACGAATCCGTAATGCTTAAATCTTCCGCAGGCAAGGAAGTTAAAATAAAAAACCGGAGAAAGATAACCAGTTACCAGGTTATAAAAGAAGCAGACGTTCCGCATGAATACATGGAGCCGTCTAAGATAAAGATTAAACTGGCAATGAAGCTGCATAAAGACAAAATAGACGCGGGCGAATTTAACATACCAGGAATTGAGTGGAGCGAAGAAACTAAAGTCACATTCAGATGAGAATACGAAAATTAATTCTTATCACGGCTGTAATGACGATGGTAAGACGAGTGTTAAATTTAATCTTAAACCTAATCTTCAAAAAGCTATGACACAAAAATCAATGCAAGGCATACGCGATTGCTTAAAAAGAAACAAATTTCTAATCACCAAAGAATGCGAAATACCAAACGGCAATCAAATGCGATTATCTAACGGCAGCGTGGTAAACATTTACACCGGCACCGGAAAGATTAATGTGTTGGGGCAGAACAAGGATACAAATAAGCTCATCGAAAACTGCTTAGGAATACAATGATTAAGCGCGAAGGTATTTGTGTTGTATGTAAGGGCAAGGCAATCATCGCAAAGCGCCTGCCAAGCGGAGACCTTTGTTTTAAGCATAACCAAGACCGGTTATGGGCAAAGAGGCAGGGCAAGCCCAAAGCGCCTAACATACGCACTCTCCGCAAGCCTACGGGTGAATTAATCGTATTTAATCGTATTTACGAAGCATCTCAAGGTAAATGTTGCATTACGGGCGACTTTTTGGTGTTTGACATCAAGAATTTCGCCCACGTTTTAAGCAAAGCAGCTTATCCATCATTCAGGCTATTAGAAGAGAACATCTTACACTGCCGATTTGAATTCCACCATTTATACGATAACGCAGGCACCGAAGAGGTGTTAAAAAAGTACCCATACGCGACATGGGTGTATGAATTAAAAAACAAGTTAAAAATCAAATACTATGCCAAGACCAAAAACAATTCTCACGGAATCGATGACTAAATACGAACGCTCAGGCATCATTATCCGATGCTGGCGTCAAGAAGAAAAAACGGACAGCGAATCAATTCGCGAAAGCACCCAAGCAGTAAAAGCGATTTGTAATTATGCCTACGAGCAGAATGTTTCAGGCGTAGAAAACTTTTACCATGCCTGCGCTCTCCAGGTATTAGAAATGGAGCGAGTAAATGCCGTAGAAGTATTAGACAAAGCAACTGGCATCGGTGTTGTATTGTACGCAGATTGGCCGTAAAAATGAAAATATATCCAGGCACCTTTTTATCTTGTTCAAGATTAATACATCAAAGAAAATTGAAAGAAAAAACATACACCCCCGCACCAATTCAAATCAGATGTCATTGTCCATGCCACGAATTTCCGGAGAGAATAAAGCACACGGAACCATGTTGCACGAATGGAGTAATTTTATTACCTTGCACGGAAGTATTTAACGGAGAATGGTTTAATAAAGAAAACAATAAATGAACACTAAAAAAAACGGTCTTAGATTCTGGCACGGTTTCGGTCACGGAAAATATTACAGCAAAGACAACAGAACCACGATTTATGTTGCTGCTTATGGATGGTCTGAAGCTGCAAGATTAGTAAGCCGAGCCTGCTTTAAATCATTAACCGCTATCAAGGCTCACGAAATCAAAGCCAACTACATCGAAGCATGGGGCACGCCTATGGAAGGCATCACACCAACGGCACCTTGTTTATTTATTCAAGAAGATAATTTTACACCAAGGCAAATTATATAATGTCACAAGACAGAAAGAAATACCTTGCTGATTACTACCAAAAGCATAAAGAGGTGATGGATAAAAGAACAAAAAGGTTTTTTAAAAACAACATCGAAAAGAAGCAGGAATATAATTTAACACACCGCAAAAAACAGCGATTAAAAAATAATATTTAATTTTGCGGAACCTAAAAATGTTTTTATTAGGTTAAATGAAACAAAAACCAGGCCCACCTAAAGGAGTAAGATTTGGTGGAAGACAAAAAGGAACCGTCAATAAAGTCAACAAAGACTTGCAGGCAGGTATTAGGGAATTGCTGGAAGGGCTGCAACCAAAAGTGGCTGGATGGATAGAGCGGGTATCAAAAACAGACCCTGCAAAAGCATTTGAGTTGTATATGAAGTTTCACCAATACTGTATTCCAATGCTAAATAAATCAGATGTAGGAATTGGTAATCAAATCGAAAATAAACCCTTCATTCTTGAGCTTACAATGCCAGCACACCAAAACGGAAACGGTAATGGACATGGCAAATGAAATTAACCGCCAAGCAAACAGAAGCCTACCTACTTGCAACGAGCGGGAAGAAAAAGATAATCTTATACGGTGGCGCAATTCGTGGTGGCAAGACATATTGGTTAATACTCACCTTTGCTTCACTTTGCAGCAAGTATCCGAAATCGCGCTGGGTAATTGTTAGAGAGTCGCTGCCAACACTTAAACGAACCACGTTTGTTACATTAAACCAAGTAATGGAGCAAGGCTTAGGGGCTCACGTTATATCTAACAACCGCGACACCAATACCATTACATTTAAAAACGGAAGCCAGATAATATTCATGGCAGAGTCCTTTTCCGATGACCCAGAGTTAAACCGGTTTCGTGGATTAGAAGTAAATGGAGGCGGCGGAGACGAGCTTAATGAATTGCAGCAAGAAACCTTTTACAAATTAATTGAACGGGCAGGAAGCTGGAACCAATCAGTACCACAACCACCCATCACTCTCTTGTTTACTTGCAATCCTTCTCAAGGCTGGGTTAAAGAGCAGTTCTATGACCGTTATATCAATAACAAGCTGCCTGAGGACTGGGCATACATACCCGCCAAGATAACAGACAATCCTTACACCGACCCAGCATACATCCAGAATCTTAAAGAGAATATGCCTGCGGACTTGTTTCAGAAGTTCGTTGAGGGAGATTGGGATATTACTAAAGTCATTAATCCATTTGCGTCTGAGTACGATTATCGCGTACATGAAGACAGGGCTGTAAGATTCGACCCCTCAAAACAACTTATAATACATTTAGATTTCAACACCAACCCTTTCGCTATTTCGTTTTCACATTGCTGGGCAGATGCACAAGGCGGAGTGCATGACCACCAATTCGACGAAGCGGAGATATATGATGGCAATATTCCTAAAGGTGTCGCGCTTATTAAGGCACGTTATGCAAATAAGCTTCGCGATTGTTTGCTGACAGGTGACGCAATTGGTTATTCGCTTAAAGATATGTCGGGCGCAAAAAACCTTTCTTATTACCAGCAGCTTAAAGAGGGATTAGGATTAATGGAACGCCAAATCGTTACACCAGACTCCAACCCATCGCACCATACAAGTCGTTCAGATGTAAACTACTTACTAAAGCATCATCCTGACTTTAAAATCAATCCTCTTACCTGTCCACGCACCTGCGCAGATATGAGAACGGTGCAATGCGATTCGCTTGGGCAAATAATTAAAGGCTCAAGGAAAAACCTTACACGCAGGGCAGACTTCTTGGATACTGTTCGCTACAAAATAAATTCTTTTTGGAAAGAATGGATTATTAAACACCAAAAAGTCGCGGGCATTAGGCAAGTTATGGAAAATATTTATCAATAAAAGTTGTTTCTAATTAAATTACTTTTACTTTTGCGGGCATGAGCTGTAATTGTGAAATCACATTAAAGGTTCCTAATTGTGATGAGTCTTTTGGTGGCTCAGACTCCATGTCGTTCGAGATTCAAGAACCGTCATATATAACGCCAGGCAGCGGCTCTTATGTTGGTGTACTTACCAACCTTGCCACATCCAGAAAAGATTTAGTTGACGTTCAAATCGATGCTCCTGATGGAGTGTTGGTAACGGTACGCGAACCCAATCAAACCAACCAAGCATTCGCGGCAGGTGTTTTGTACCAGTTGCAAGTGTTTGAATTTAACTCAGACCCAGGTCACAATACACCGTTAGACATGGAAATAGAATTACCCGTCAACAGCGGAACTATAATCACCACCAAAACCTTGTGTATAATTTTTGAGCCATGATTTTATACGCACTCCTAACCCTTTCTTTCTTTGTCCTGCTTGCACTTGCAAACTCGTTATACATAAAAGGTCTTCACGGAGCTCTTGATTACGAGAACATCCAAGTGATTCTAAAATACAGGGCAACCGTACACCAAGGTGCCGGATATATTGTATTAAACGGAAAACAAGAAAATATTTTAGAGTCAAAAGAAGGAGAGCTGTCAGTATTTACAGCAGATTATCCTGAAGTAAAATTTCATAAACTGCGGAAGTCAATAATTAAATGGGAGATAATATCCATCAAAGAAATCGTTAATTTAAAACAGTCCAACATCCTTTATCCTATCAAGAAATGGTTCCTAAGAACGATAGGCGACTGGTGGTCAAAACCTTTTGTCGGTTGCATTTATTGTATGTCATCAATTCATAGTACATACATCTTCTTTCCTGTCTTAGCTGCTCTGCAATGCGATATCTGGGCTTACTTTGCATATCCTTTATATATTGCCCTAACGTCTGGCATATCTTATCTAATCTACAAATGAGCAGCAATAAAGAACAGTTCCTTTTAATTAATGAGCGTCCTGAAGGAATGCCTTATGAAGAATATAAAAGGCTAAGGAGCCAACAAAAAAAAGCACATAAATTTGCCTACAGGGTATGGGATAACGCTAAACACGGAACCTATACCGTGAAAAAAGCAGCAGAATTAAAACGTAAAGGAATACCATTTGCATGAACCTATTCAAGAAAAAATACAGCCCAGAGCAATTAGAGAAAATCTACAACGAACACCAAAGCACGTTTGAGGACTTTTACTTTAAGGAGCGACACCGCCCAACCACTCACAAAGAATTAGAACGCTGCTATGTAGATTTAGCCGGCAAGGTATATTACCGCATTCCTAAGGGCATAGAATTCCCGTTAGAGCGTCATGGCAAGGCAAAACACTTTTTAATGTTAATGAAAGCAGGATTGTCGGATACAGAAATCGAAAAGATAATTGCCTCAATGGAGTCTTTGCTACCTCAAATCACGGCAGGAAAGAACGCTGCTAAATTAGGCTACCTAATCGAAGAGATGCGTCGGCGCAAGGACATTATTCTTCACACCGAATTACTTTATAACTACCAAGCCGTCCACTGGATACGACAGGATGAATCCATAGATAAATACTCTAATGAGATTCAAATGCAAAAGGTAGACCAATTTAAAAAAGAGGTGGCAGAAAAAGGAGCACGGTTTTTTTTTGCGACAGAGGAGTTGAAGAGTATATTAGCAAAGCTCAATTGGTCGAACGCCGAGTGGGAGACATATTGGCACGAATCTCTGGTGGAGCAGCGAGCACTGGACGAGACTTTGAAGATAATTTCATCAAGCAAAGACTCATTCGCGCAGAAAGAGACCT